CAGACCAATCGGGACGATATCCTGCTCGAACCCGGCTGGAATCTGCAACTGACCAGCGAGTCCGTTCGCCCAGGCGATGATCAGGACCGTGCTGCCATCGGTCGTGCCCGAAGGCAGCGTCGCTGTATCGCTGGCCGCCTCGAACGATCCCTGGTTCTTCTGGAGGATGCTGGCCTCGGACAGCGCCACCTTGCCGTGCTCCTAGCTGCGGTTGGGGTAGTTGGCGATCGCCCACGCCTCGACCGCCTGCTCGTCGCACGCCACCCCGGACGGGTCGGCCATGTAGCTGCCGTCGGGGACGATCAGGTTCCCGTACCCGTCGTCCTTGTAGTAGGTGGCGCTGGCGAAGGTGCCGTTGCAGGAACCGATGATCTTCTCCGGATGCGTACCGGACTGGTCGGTGACGTCGACGATCCACTGCCACGCGGAACCCTTCGGCATCTATGCGCTCCTTCGTCTAAAACGTTCCGGGCAGGGTCGCGGTGATCCCGTTGGTGGGGTCGGCGAGATGCGACCAGAGCTTCCCGGAACGGATCAGGCTGATCGCGCCCTTGGTCACGCCATATCGATGAGCAAGGGTTATGCCCATCTCGCCGTCAGCTAGGGCCCGGCGGATATCGTGGATATCCTGTTCGGTGAACTTGGCATTGTTATTGTGCTCACCTTGGAGAGTCATTAACCCAAGGGCGAACGCATGCCTGTTGTTGTCACCTGGGGTCACAAGTTCCAGGTTCGCTAGCCGATTGTCATTCTTGATGGCGTTGCGATGGTTGATCTCTAGGCCATCAGGGATCGGGCCATTGACGTGCTCCCAGATCAGCCGGTGGGCGGAAATGTTGCCGACCCTGGCACCGTTCTCTCTGACGTAGATTCTGACGTAGTAACCCACCGGCTTGGTGCGGCCTAGCTGCTTGCCATATCTGCTGCCCGTGACCGTGCCTGCCTCAGCGTCAACGATCCACAGCCCAGCAGCGATGAGCCGATGCGCGGCTGCGTAGCCAGCGCGGTTAACATCGAGCATGCCGCACCTCTCTGAAGGTGTTGGCCATGGCCCGGGGCGTCGCAAGCGCCGCCGGGCCGCTTCTCTTGCTATTTTAGCAGGTCAGCGGGCCTTTTCAGAACTCGCCGGGGATCGTGGTGGAGATCCCGTTGCTGGTATCGGTGACCGTCACGTCGCCGATTACCAACCGCATCGGCGGGACGCACTTCGGCTGGAACGTGAACATCACCGTCACCTCGAAGTACGCCTTGCCGTTGGTCACGGGGAAGTCGCCCGCAGCGGAGAAGGATTCCTTGTTGGCGGCCTGCGGGAAGTTCTCACCGGGGTTGAGGCAGGCGGCCTTCGCCTCCACCACGACATGCACGCTCTCCTCAGAACCCAGTCCAGCCTCCTTGCCGCTCACGGTGAGGGTGTCACCGGTGCGGGTGGCGGTGAGCTGGTCGTCGACGAAGTGGGGCGAACCGGCCAGCGCGGTGCCAGCGACACCGACGGTGAGCGCGGCGGCCAGGCCGAGGGCCGCGAGGGCCCGCTTGATCTTCAAGATGTTCTCCTTTGCTATTCGGGCGCCCCATACCTTGGGCCGCCGTAGATCATCGAAGGCTCCGGCAGGAACGACCATGGCACGCCTGCGGCGATCCACCGGTCGATCAGCGCCCCATCCGCAGCGTAACCAACCTCCGGCTGCCACGAGGCCACCTGGAGCAGGTCGCGGTGGTGCAGGAACGAGCTCGAGTCGGTCCGGTTGGTTCCCGGCGGCGCCCACCCGGCTGTCCCACCGTCAGGGGTCCGCCAGGCGGTGCACACCAGCGGCACCTGCGCCCGTTCCGCCTCGGTCATCATCGCCGCGACATGGCCGGGAAGGTACTCGTTGTCATCGTCCAGATAACAGATCCATTCGCCCCGGGCGAGCCACGCCCCAGCGGCACGGGCGGCATGCCCAACCCCACCCCAGTTCCGGCCGCATTCGACGTAGCGGCGACCGGTCACCCCATGGGGGGTGTAGCCGAGCTCGCCGAGCTGCCAGCGCCCTTTCGGGTCGATGCCGTCGCTGATGATCAGGTGCTCGAGCGGCTGGTAGGTTTGCGCCCACACGCTGCGGATGCACCGGATGAGCAGGTTCGGGCGTTTCCAGGTAGGCGTGATCACGCTCACGAGCGGGTCCACGTCAGCCCCTCCACGGCCACGTCTTCCCCAGCCGCTCGGCGACCGCATCCTGCGGGGTCGCGCATGGAACGACCGGCGAGTCGGGGTCGAACGGATGGGGCAGCACCCAGCAGCCCCGCGCCGGATCGGGGAAGCAGTGCAGCGCACCTTCCGGGCCGAGGTAGTGCCCGCACCATTTGCAGAGCCAGCGGCGGACCGGCCGGTCATGGTCCCGCCAGCGGGCTGTCAGGGTGCCGTGCGGCTTCCACGTGCCGACCGCCTTGCACAGCGGGCAGCGGAGCCGGCCCCGCAGGCCGACCCACCGGAGCGCATACGCGACAGCGTGGATCGGTGGGGACAGCAACAGCCGTTCCCGGAACGTGCACGGCCGGAGCGTCTGCCTCGTGTAGTACTTCCCGCCCGCGGTCGGGTAATAGTGCTTCTCGGTGATGGTCATGTCTGGTGGACGAAGAGCGTGTCGACGGTCGGCTGGGGATGGTCGAATAGCCGGTCCAGCGCGGCGCGGACCCCGGTGCAACTGTCCTCGTCGAGATCATGGCAGGCCAGCACGCCGCCGGGGCGGAGCAGCTTGAGGGCCCAGGTCACGTCGTGGATCACGGTCTCTTCACGGTGGTCCCCATCGATGAACACCAGCCCGAACCAGCCGAGCGGCAGCCTCGGGAGGACTGCCTGGCTGGTCCCGACCGACACGGTGACGGTGTTGGCCTGGTAGGCCTGCAGGTTGCCCATCAGCACGTCGAGGGTGCCGGGGTTCTCGCCAGCGTGCGGGTCGATCGTGGTCACATGGGCGCCAGCCTTGGCCATCACGACCGCCGAATAGCCGTATGCGCTACCGATGTCGACGACCTCCCCGGCAGTGGCTGCCAGCTCCCGCAACACGGCAGCCTCTGCCTCAGTGATCGACGTCAGGATCGGCGGGCCACCCTCGACCGGGACAGGCCGCCACGGCAATGACATGCTCATCCGACCGGCTCCAGGACGGGCACTGCTTCGACCGCGGCCAGATAGTCCTGCTCGTTGAGCCATCGGGTCTTCATGTGTGTGGTCCGCACCCCCGTGTGCACGTGGACGGGAATCCGCAGGTCGCGGGCGCGCATGCAAAAGCTCAGGTCCTCCCCCACCGATCCGTCCCGGGCGGGGATCCGGTCGAACCAGGTCGGGCCGTACCGTTTCTCCATGCGCTCCAGCACGCCCCGGTGGATGAGCAGGCACGCCGCGCCAGTCCCATCGCAAGCCACCGCCGCGTCACGTTCGTAGGCGACGCGGACCTCGAACCCGCCCATCCCCGACTCGTCGGTGACCCAGTCGAAGATCGTCGGGGTCGGGATGACCTGTTGCCCGCCGTACCCGTCATCGCCAAGTTCGCGTTGCGCGAAGCATAGGCCCCCGACAATCGGGCGATGCTCCGGGTCGGCAGCCGCGAGGAGCCGTTCGACCGTGTCGGGGGGGAAACCCATGTCGGTGTCCACTATCCACAGCCAATCCGCCTTGTCCTGGCGGAGGAAGTGGCCGACGACACGATTGCGTGCGGGGGGGAGCAGCCCCGCGGACGGGCAGCGGATTGCCAACACCCCGCCGGCAAGCAGCCGCCGTGGGCCGGCGATGTCGTCCATGATCAGCTGCAGCAGACTGGCATGCCAGGTGTAGGCGACTTGGTTCGAGTGGAGATAGGCGATCGTGACCGCGTCGTTCATCGCGCGGCCTCCGGTGGATGTGCGGCGAGCCGTTCGGCGAACAGCGCTCGGTCCTCTTCGAAATAGGACTGGCCGAGCTTGTAAACCTCATCCATTTCAGCCTTCTGCCAAAATGGATGAAGATGCTCAATCTTGCTGGCCAGGGCCATCGCCCAGACGCCGCGCTGCTTGGCGACCGCGACCAGCTCATTGTCAACGAAGTTGTGGCGGTATCCCTCGTGCGCGACCACGCCTGGGCCGTCCCAGGATGCACCGTGCTCGTCGATGTAGGTGCGGCGGATGAGCATGTGGGTGGCGTGCTCCCCGGCGATCACCCGCGGATTCCCGCAGTCGTTGGTGCCGACCACATGCGCCCCGGTCGGCGCGGCGGCGGCCAACGCCTGGTCGAGCCAGCCCGGGTAGAAGTGCACGTCGGAGCCGACCAGCAGGACCCACGGCTGGGCCGTCTTCGCATAGCCGAGATTCGCCTTGGCGGCAAAGCTCGTCTGCTCCCCGGACTCGAGCACCTCGGCACCAGCGTCCAGCCACGCTGCGGCGGTGGCGTCGTCGCCGCTCTGGCACACCGCGTACACCCGCGCCAGCCCGGTGGAGGCACGCAGCGACCGCATGAACGGTTCCGCATGCTGTGGCCGGCCAAGGACCGGGACGATGACCGCGACCTCTTCGGTGGCGGGGGGGACGCTGGACCGTTCGAGGAAATCGACCTCGCTCAGCCAGACCGGCTTCAGATGGGTCGTCCGCACCCCCGTGTGCACATGGATGGGGATGTCCAGCGCGGTCGCGCGCATGCAGAACGACAGGTCCTCCCCGATCGACCCGTCCTTGGCGGGAACTCGGTGATACCACTCGTTCCCGTACTTCTCGCGGATCCGTTCGAACACGCTGCGGTGGATCAGGATCGCGGCTGAGCCGGTCCCGCCGCAGCGGACCAGCGCATTGGGGGGATAGTCGTAGCGGATCGCGAACCCTTCCAGGTCCCCGATAGGTTCCCAGTCGAAGATCGTCGGGGTCGCGATCGTGTGATAGCCGCCCTTGCCATCGGGATCCAGTTCCCGCTGCCCAAAGCACAGCGCCCCGACGATCGGCCGCTCAACGGGGTCGGCGGCGGCCATGAGCTGTTCCAGCATGTCCGCGTCGAACCCCATGTCGGTGTCGACCCAGAGCAGCCATGGTGCGTCTCCGTCGAGGAAGTGCTCGATGGCTTTGTTGCGGGCGGAGACGAGCTGGCCGGAGTTGCAGCGCATCGAGACGAACCCGCCACGCAGCAACCGTCGTGGGCCGTGCAGATCAGCGACCCACAGTTGCAGCATGCTGAAATACCAGCTGTAGGCGACTTCGTTGTTGTGGACATAGGCGAGCGTGACCGCGTCCGCCCGTGGCGCGGCCACTGATGGTGTGGCCACGTGCTCACGGACCTCCTGCCCGCTGGCACCCTCACGCAGCAACGTCTGAACGGCGGCATCCCGCGGCTCAGCCACGGAACACCGCCAACTGCTCAGCCGCAATGATGAGCACCTGCACGTCCTCGGAGAGACGCGCCCTGATCGCATCGACGAGATCCTGAAGACGATCCCGCGACGTGCTCGGGTCGACCCGAACCATGAGGATGTCCCCTGGCCGGACAACGAGTGCCTCGGCCACCTCGACCCCAGCGATCTCAGGCACTCGAGGTCCTCCGGGTGCTGGCCCGGGTCTCCGCCTTCGGCTGCTCGACCTCGTAGTCGACCTGGATCGGTACCCACATGCTCGGGGTCCGCGCGATGATCGGATGGCCAGCACGGGCGGTCTGGTGGGCATAGACCGGGGTTGGCGCGTTCGGGCCGAGCGGGTAGTCGATGTAGTCCATCTTCGCCATGTACAGCTCGGCGTCGGGCATGACGGCTCCTTCTGCCAGCACGGCACCCCCGATGGGGTGCCGTGCTGGGATTGGGTGGATGGATCAGGTCTGGTAAACCAGGATACGGAAAGCGTTGTCGTTCAGGACCTTCGAGTTGTTGCGCCAGAGGGCGAAGATGGCCCGCTGGCCGGTCGGGAGGTTCCCCTGGGCGGCACCGAACAGGTGCGGGATGATCTCGATGTCCATTCCGGCCGAGTCGACGATGATGAATTGGGAGAAGTCGCCGAGGATGGCGTAGCGGGCGCCGAAGATGGTGGAGGCGGTGAACCGGACCGTCGGCATCGTGGAGGCTTCGCGGGCGGGGTAGCCGAGCAGTTCGGGGGGGCGACCGTCGGTGAGCCGCACGTACAGGGTGCCGTTGGAGTCGAGTGTCCGGATCAAGTTGTAGATGTTCTTGCGTGCGAGCCATTGCGCGCGGGGCGCGTAGCGGGGTGGCAGGGCGTTGTCTGCCGCGGTGAGCGAGTTGACGGTGAAGGCGACGCCGTCGCCGACGTTGGCGGAGGTGGATAGGGTCGCCTGGATGCCCGCCGCGGCCGGCGCGACCCCCGAACCTGTCACAAATGCGGACGCTTCCTCCACGTCCTTGGCGTCCATGAGCAGCCGGGTCATCTCGGAGCGGAGCTGGGTCCAGTCCTGGTCCGACTCGATCGAGAACGGCACGAACCCGCGGACGGTGGTCGGGGTGACGGTCGGCTGCGCCAGCGTCGGGGCGTTGTCGGTGGAGGCGAGTGCCTCACCGAGCCGCCCGACCGTGATCCCCGCCGAGGTGATGCCCTCCCACGCGCGACGGCCGGTGATCGTCTCCACCCGCGCCATCGTCCGCAGCGGGTTCGTCGCCCCATCCGACGTGAGGATCACCGTGGGATCCAGCGTGAACGGGACCGCGATCGAGGTGCCGGACAGGGTCAGGGCGGCCTGAGGTCGGGGGACGTCGCTGCGGCCGGCGATCTGCGCCCAGAACCACCGCTCATACTCGGGGGAACCGGTCGCCAGGATCCGCTTGGCCAGGGTGCCGTCCTCGTCGTCGATCCCGTCCAGCAGCCGTAGCACGTTGGTCTGCAGGTCTTCCTTGGTGGCGATGGCGCGCACCGGGCCGTAGTTGGCCTGCTCGATCGCGCGGCGGGCGTTGTCGTGCAGGCGGGCGCGGTAGTCGTCGTCGGAGCGGGACTCGGCGCGGATGCGGGCCAGGTCGTAGATCTCGGTGCCGCGGCGGCGGATCACGACCGGCGTGTCGCCGTCGCCGTTGACCCGTTCGGTGGCCTGGGGGTTGCTCCGGGCGAGGTTGGCGATCCGTTCCCTGCGTGCCCGGAGCTCCTTGAGGGTCTCCAGGTGCTCGTCCCGTTCGGCGTTGAGCCCGTTCCACTCGTCGCGGATGGTGTCGGGCATACGCTGCCCGTCGTAGTCCTTGTCGATCTCCGCGATCCGCTCGTCGATCTGGACGATCCGGCCCTCGCGGTCCTCGATGCTTAGCGCATCGCCCATGCGGGGTACTCCTTTCCTTCCGGACGCGGGAGGTACCAAGTCGCCGGTTCTCCCAGATGGCCGCGGCTCCTGCCGCTCTCGTTGCCGTTGCTGGTGGTGCTCGTGTCCTGCGGCGCGTCGTCCATGTGGGCGTTCAAGTGCGCCTCGATCGCGGGCCGTTCCGCGTCGGGGATGTCGGTGCCGGACTGTCCAAGCCGGGACAACGCCGCGCGAACCCCGCCGAGATGTGCCGCGCCGGGGGTACCGTCGGCGGACACCTCATGGTGGAGGAGCTTGCAGGCGTCCTTGATGATCTCGCCGTTCTCGACCTGGGCACCGTCGTAATAGCCATAGGCCTTCTTGGCGGTCGCCACGCTCATCGGCGATGGCAGACGCTTCTGGTTCGGCCCCTTCTCCCACGTGCCATCAACGGTGGCGGTGTGATGGGTCGGGCAGGCCGTGTCAACCACCACTGGGGCGACCGACGCCGACTGGGAGCCATCCGGAGCGTGGTGGAAGATCGACAGGTCCCACGCGTCGGACACCGCCTGCCCGTCCCCCTCGACCTCGTCGACCAGTCCGGCCTTGTACGCCTCCTCCGCGTTGTACCAGACCTCCTCGCTCATCCGTTCACGCCATTGCTGCACATCCCCACCAGCACGGGCGGCATAGATCGAGGCGATGTTGTCGGAGTGCTTGTCGAGCAGCCCGGCCATTTCCCGCATGTCGGCGGCGTTGCCGATCACCAGCCCGAGCGCGTCGTGGATCATCATCATCGAGTTGGGGGTGGCGGTGATCTTGTCGCCGGCCATCGCGATGAACGACGCCGCGGAGGCGGCAAGCGAGTCGATGATCACGTGCACATTAGCGTCGTGCTGACGGAGGCTGTTATAGATCGCCACAGCATCAAAGACGTCGCCGCCAGGAGATGAGATGTGCAGCTCGATCTTCGGCGTATCGATGGCACGCAGGTCCTTGATGAATTCCTGCGCGGAAATCCCGAACCAGCCGATCTCGTCGTAGATGTCGACCAGGGTGATATCGTCGGCCTTGTTGGTGATTCGGTACCAATTCGGGTTCAGTCGGGCGACCGGCCGACGGACCGTCCGCGCTCGAGGGATTTCGGTAACTGCGGCCAGTGGCATCGCACGGCTGGCCGTCCCGTTGCGGTTTCCCATGCAATGATCCTCCGTCCGCTTCTGGACCGCGGCGCAGTAGGCCTGCGGGTCGTCCCGGTCGCGGTTCTCGCGCACGCATGCGTCGAAATCGGCGTACTCACAATCTGGCCCGAAGGGCATGCCGTATCACCTCGCCAGTGCAGCCGGGACCTTCCCGTTGCCCTGCCCGTTCGGCGCCGGAGGGGCGAGCGCACCCGGCGGTTGCAACTGCACCGACACGAGCCCGGTGTGGACCAGACGGGACCAGTCGTGGTTCTTGACCGCATCGATCGCCGACTGCGGCTCGAACCCGTCCTTGATCAGCCCGCCGATCGTGGCCGCCTCGTCCATCTGGATCTTGGCGGCGTCGGCGGCGTCCTCCCGCATGAACGGCACGCTGCGGGTGTCATACCAGAGCGACGCGCCCGGCGCGCTCGTCGGGTCGGGCACCAGCACCTCCAGCGACCGGGCCGCGTTCGCCCACCAATGGTGCGCGGTCCCATCCGCATATCGACGTCGCGCCGAGTTGAAGTTCCCCGCGTTCAACGCGCTGCCCTGCAATCCCTCGCTGAACCCCACCCACGACGGCGGCACCCCCGCGGCCGCGGCGAGGCGGCTTTCGGCCTTGCCGGCCACCGCGGAGAAGTCCATGTCCTTCAGGCTCGAACCGATCGGGACCGGGTCCGCGCCACCACCCAGATAAATCGTCCGGAACGCGTTCCACGCCCCAGTGTGATCCTCCTCGAACAGCGCCTTGAACTCGCGGACCTGCTCGATCGTGATCGACGGGTCGAACTTGATCGCCAGATTCGAGGTGGCGTTGTTGCGGAAGAACGCCAGCTTGTGCTCGGTCTGCGCGCTGTCGGCCCGCAGTTCTTGTAGGACTGGGGTGATCCACGACATCCCCAGGAAGATGCGGTCAGGGTCGGGGATCGGCGCGAACAGCGCCACCTCGCTTGAGTCCAGCAGCACCATGTTGCCGTTGGGTGGCTTGTACGCGAACCCGAGGAGCTCCACGTCGGCGGCCTCGGCGGGATGGTCGGCGTCCTCGTTGGAGCCGAGCACCACGATCACCCACTCGGGGCGGAGCCGGTTCAGCCGCGGTGGCTGCCGCGGCCGGACCAGCTTGCGGACGAACGACGTGCCCGCCGAGGACACGTCGACTTCCATCCGGGCGAGCAGATCCGAGGTCGTCCCACCCGGCCATGGCCGCTCCAGCACCTTCAACGCCTGCGTGCCGAACAGGTCGGTCGGCTGGCCACCCTCAAAACGGGTCCACGCGAACCGGACCTGCGAGAACACCTGCAGGCGGGCGACCACCAGCGCGAACACCGGCCCGTTCATCCGGTAGGCCATGCTGGCGTTCTGGACCAGTTGCTCTTCGTCCAGCCGGCCCATCGTGGTCTGGATGAACGGGTACTCGCCACCAAAACCGGCGAAGCGGAACAGCTCCACGTACTCGTCCAAGCTCATATTGACCGGACGCCGCGCCGCTGGCCCACGGTTGGCGGCGACCCGCTCAAGCAGCCCTGGCACGTCGCCGCTCCTCCGCCGGCACCCCGGCATCTTGCCAACCGGTCCGCATCGCCGCCACCATCCACCCGAGTCCCACCCCAAGCACGAGCAGCACCTTCCGGGCGACGAACCCGAACAGGTAGAAGAACCCGACCAGCAGCACCATCAGCAGCCGGCCAAGATCGACGGGCTTGGCCTGCTCCTGGATCCGGTCGACGGGGACATGCTCGAGTAGCCATACGGCCATGATTGGTTTCTCCTCTACCTGCCGAGCAGCGCGAACGGGCTGGGTGCTCCGGTCGCCAAGTGTGCGCGGTTGGCGTAGACCCACTTCGCCACCGTCACCGCGACCAGTGGGCTGATGTCCACGCTCGAGTCCCGCCGCGACCAAGCCCGCGCATCCCCCAACGGCCGCGTCGTGGCCCCAGCGAGCGCCGATGCGAGCTCCGGCTGATCAAGATGGCGCAGCGAATCCTGCTCGGGCGCGTCATAGAACCCGGCGAACGCCTGCCCGGCCTGCGTCGCGGTCGGAGTCACCAACGCCAGCCCACCCGGCGGCGTCGGCGCGGACGGTGCCACTACCTCGAAGCCGGCTTCCTTGAGCGGCGCAACGAACGACCCCGCCGGGCCGGCCGCGTCGACCCCCACCCCGCAGTGCGGGTGGCGACCCACGAGCTCGACCAGCCGAGGCACGACCCAATCCGTCTTCGGGCGGTGGTCGATCACCTCGACATGGATCTTTCCGTCCGCGCGCTTGCCGGCCGCCCCGATCGACGCCCACGAACGGTCCGGGGTCACGTCCGCTGCGAATGCCGACACGCCCGCGATCTGCGATTTGAGATCCGCGCAGGCCCGCCAGATCGCCTCCGCGATGACCGCCCAGCCCTCATCTTCGCTGACCGGCCAATTCCCGACCCCGAGCCGCTCGCGGGCGAACCCCTCCGCGCTCATCGAGGTGTACTCCCGCGCGATGTGCTCGATCGAGATCCGGATCCCGGCGGCCGGGTTCGCCTTCAGCCACGACTCGACGCTTGCCGGATCATCGTGGGCACCGCAGTCACGCGCGCACTCGTCCACATGCGGGTCGATCGACCACTCCGCATACACCAAGCTCGGATCGTCACGCTTCAACGCCCGCCGACGCAGCCTTGCCAGCACCTCACACGGCGCAATCTTGGGATCCGGCGCCGTCGCCGCATAATGCACCTGCGGGTTTGGACGGGCGCTCATCGTCGGCAGGATCGCCTCCAGCGCCCCCTCGCCAAGATGCTGCGCCTCATCCAGGATCAGCCGATCCCCGGTGAACCCGCGGCCGGCACCCATCGAGCGGGCCATGAACTTCACCCGCTCACCCGTCAGGAGCTCGATCTCCTCCTCACCGTGGGAAGCCCGCGGCTTCTTCGCACGCCGCCTGAGCGCGTCGGTGTTCTCGATCAGCGCCCGGAGCCGCAGGAACCCCTCGCGGCAGGTCTTGAACTCATGCGCCGACCAGCCGGTGAACCGGTTGCCGAACAGATAGAGCGCCGCAAGGGCGACCGCTTCCAACACGCCACCCTTGCCGTTCTGGCGGGGAAGCAACTCCACGACCTCAAACGCCAACCAGTCCCCGTTAGGACGCTCGGAGAAGCCCTGCTCCAGCAGCCACTGCTGCCAGTCGTCCAGGTCCAAGCCAGCGCTGGCGGCCAGCTCGGTTGCCTCCCGGCCTGCGCTCGAGGTCGCCCCTGGCGGCACCCACAGGACCCTCGGGCGCTGGTTACCCTGAAGACTCGGCTCGGCGGGCCTCTCGGCGAGCGCGGATCTCGTCAACCTGATCCTCCTGCCGCTTCGCCGGCTGATACTGCCTACGCAACTCGGCCATCGTCTGCCGCAACTCCGCCGCCAACGTCGCGTGGTCCCGAGCGGTCAGCAGCTTGTCGGCATCCAACCGGCGGGCCAACGACGACGCGGAGGCAGCCAGCGCGGACTGTCGGGCACCCAAATCCAACCCCGCGAGATCGCGCCCAACCGACGCCACATGCGACAGCGGCCTACCCATCTGACCGGCTCCTGGGGATTTCAACACGGGGAGATATACGGCTCACTGGAGCGGGGTCAACCGAGAACCGGACAATCCCGTCAGCCAATACCCCCCCGGGGTATCCTTCACCCGATGAGCTTCAACTGCTCGACATCACCGCGGTTGCCGCGTCTGCTGTTGCAGAGGAAATGGGCGAGCCGCACGTTCGCTTTAGTGTCGTCGCCACCAGCGCTCAACGGGATGATGTGGTCGATGGTCGGTGCCTTGGGATGCGGCACGCTCTTGGCCATGGCAACTGGCTTGCCACAACTAGGGATGCGGCAGCGGTAGCCATCACGCTCAGCGATCTCGACCAGCGAGTAAGACTCCTGGACAAGTCCCGGTATGGATCCTTGCCGCCGCTCGACAGCGCGCCGTCGCCGCCGATCTGCATCAAGGCAGGGCTGGCATTTCCTACGCAGCTCAGCAGCAGGGGCACCGCAGTTGCATAGTCGAGCCGAGGGGTGTTCTTGCTGGAGCCTCCGCTGGAACTGCCGCCGCCATCTCCGCTCAAGCCGCTCTCCAAAGCACTGCATGGAGCAGTAGCGCTCAGCGGTTCGGCGACCGACGAACGTCGTATCGCAGCTCAAGCAGTCCCGGATATAGATCCTTGAGCTTGCCCGATGCTTCTGTACTTGCACGGCTGGCAGGCTTCCCAACCGCCGACGCAGTTCGGTGCCACAGGCCCGGCCGCAGGTCCGCTGGTCTTTGTAGGTCGGCCAGTATTGCTGCTCACAGACCTCGCAGGCTCGTTGCTTGTAGCCAGTACCGGAGCGGAGAGGGCGGGGCGCACGCTGGCGTCGGTTCCGGCAGGGGTCTGAGCAGTACTTCTTGCGGCATGGATTGCCGCAGATGACGCACGTAGTATCGGCCACGGTCGAGCCTCCGTGTAGGTTCGATCCACGCCCCGGGCGACTGGCATCGCGCCGGGGCACTGCTCATTCTACTTGTTCACCAGCGCTGTGACCTGCGGGATTGGCTGGGCAGATCGAGCTTGGCGCCGGCCTCTTGCGCGCAGCGGCGACCGCAGGTTGGGCAGCCTTCGACGCCGTGTTCGGGGCGGAGGTTGGCTGGGTCGAGCCGCAGGTCAGGGTCGAGCGATGCGGGGATGATGTGGCCGACGCTCTGGGATCCTTCGTGGCCGCATCGCCAGCAGGTGGTGGAGGTGGCCAGTACCTGGGCGTGGACCCTGCGCCAGGGTCGGCCTCTGCCGCTGTGTCGGCTCATGGGGACACTTCGACGCTTGGGATTTCACCATACGATGAACCGCTTGTGCAAGCATCCACCTGCGGTTCTTCATCCATCGCCGAGTTCCCGGTCCTTGCGCATATCGGGCATCAACGATCTATCCACCGGCTAGGACCGACGCTTCGATGTCCTGCCACTCCTGCTCGTCCGCATAGCCGTTCTGCTTCCAGTGATCAAAGCGTTGCCGGT